AATTCTTACTAAAAGCTGGTTATAATAAAATTGAAACATTATTTAAGGGATTTATACTTGAGTGTTTTAGTGAAAAAAGTGGTGCAGACATTGTTACAACGGCGGTTTCGATGGATGGATTAGTAGATGCTCAAGGTAGCTACACATCTACAACAGTAAAAAAAGGCGATGCAATAAATGTAATACTAAAAGATATGCCTAATACTACAAGAGCTAGAATATCAGAGCGGCCCGTTGTAAATCGTGCAAAAGTTTTAGTTGGAAATAGTTTAAAGTTAGTTGAAAACAATTTAAAAGATGATGAAACTTATTATATTGATGAGGGTAAACTTTATATTATAAAACAAAATGAAGTAGTAAGCGATATAATTCCATTAGTAAATGCTTCAACTGGATTATTAAATACGCCAACAAAAAAGAAGTATGAAGTAACATTTAATACGCTTTTAAATCCAAGTATTAGAATAGGTTGTCAAGTTAAGCTAGAATCAATTTATGCTGAAAATCTAAACGGAACTTATAAGGTTTTGACGATAACTTATCGAGGGGATTCAAGCGGTACAGATTGGAGTCAAGAAGTTATCTGTGTTAGATTGAATGAAACAAAATTATTGTTAGCTGAGAATGAGAAAGCGAATAAGGAGGATAAAAAATAATGAATTACAACGAAAATTCTAAACCAACATTAGAAAGCACGATTTTAAATAGTATTAGAGGTTCTTTGGTTGATACACATACAACATTAATAGCTAAAATCACAAAAGTAAATCAAAAGACTATTGATTGTAAACCAGTTATAAGTAGGCTTGTAAATGATAAAGCAGTTGATCTACCAGTGTTTATTGAAGTACCTATTATTAACTTTTTAGGTGGAAGTTCATCTATTCAAATGCCTTTATCTGAGGGAGATTATGCAGTTCTTTTTGTGGTTGAAAGATGTTTTGATGAGTGGTATAGTGGTAACGATTTTAAGCCACCTTTAGAAGCTAGAATACACGATTATAGTGATTGTATTGCTTTGGTTGGATTAAAGAATATGTCAGGAGAATTAGATATACCTACTGTTATAACAATGTTAGGCGATACTTATCAAGAGGGGGATTATGTACATTTAGGGAACAGAACTCAAACGGGTGACTATGATTTAACGGGAAATATAACTCAACTAGGGAACAAAAATCAAACTGGAAATTTTGGCTTAATTGGTAATATGACAATAACTGGAACGGGTGGCGGTAGTGGGACAGCTAATATGTCAAATATAACTATAAACCAAACAGATGGAAGTCATAACTTTACAAATGGAAGTATAACAATAACAAATGGAAGTATAACAATAACTGGCGGTAATGTTACAGTGACTGGCGGTGATGTTATTGCTGACGGAATATCATTAAAGAATCATAGACATTCGGGAGTTCAGTCAGGTGGCTCAAATACTGGAATACCAAATTAAAGGATAAATGTGAAATTTAGAAGATTAAAAAATGAAGATTGGAATTTTGGAAGAGGTGTATCAAATTACGCTGATTCAGATGAAGCGATTTTACTTAATTGCAAAACAAGATTGTTAAGCTTTAAAAATGACTGGATGCTTGACCAAAATCAAAACATAGATTGGTTTACAATTTTAGGGCAAAAAAATAATGAAGAAACAATAATAAATGAAGTTGAAAGAGTTTGCTTAAATAGTGAGGGAATTGTAAATGTTGTATCAATAGATATAGTAAAATCAACTAATAGAAGTGCTAGTATTGAAATAGTTGTAAATACTATTTTTAGTGAAGCCTTAAAACTAGGAGTTGAAATATGACAATAAATGAAAATGGTTTATTGATTGATGAATTTAGTACGATTTACAATAGGTTGGCTGATAAATTTAAACTGATTTATGGACAAGATATTAACCTTGAACAAAACAGTCCAGATGGTCAATTACTAGGAATCATCACAAATGAAATTTATGATTTACAAACTTTAATTTTACATATTTATAATTCTTTTGACCCCGATTTAGCTCAAGGTGTAGAGTTAAATAAACTGTTAAAATTAATCGCTCAAACAAGAAGAGCATCAACTAAATCAATAGTAGATATAACAATAGTAGCAAATGCAAATGTTACACTACCAGCTGACTATACAATCATAGATGAAAACAAGCAAGAATGGATTATAAACGCTGAAACAACTTTAATATCTGGAACAAATATCGTATCTTTTAACGCTGTAAATTTTGGAGCTATTGAAGCGAGTGCAAATACAATCAATGATGTTGTAACTGTATTTCCTGAAATTACAAGCGTAAATAATGCACTACCAGCAGAAGTTGGAAGAGATGAAGAGAGTGATGTATTATTGAGAAAAAGAAGAAACAATTTATTAAGTGTTAATTCTACTTCTACTATTGCTGGAATATATAGCAAATTGTTTTTATTAGATACTGTAACAGATGCAGTTATTTACGAAAATGCAACAGATAACTATGACGCTACAAAAGATTTAAATGCTCACACTTTATGGGTTATTGTTGATGGTGGAGCAGTTGATGAAATAACTAAAATTATCGCAACTGATAAAACTATTGGAACGGATTTAAAAGGTACTGTTTCTAATAATTATGTAGAGATATTTTTAAAGGCAGATGGAACAACTAGGGCATTAACCCATATAGTAAAATTTGACAGACCTACTGAAATACCTTTATATATTAAATTAACTGTATCTAAAAAAATAATAACAGACATAATTGATATGGATGCTATTAAAAATAAATTGGTTGAAAAACTTTATTCTATTAATGAAAAAGCAACAGCAACAGAATTATATGCTTATGTATATAGTGCTGGAAATACTTTTATCGCTTCAAATTTAGAAGTTAGTAAAGACAATATTACTTTTGGGAATACAGCAACAAATGATTATGATGAAAAGTTTATTATTAGTGCTGTAAATATAGCAATTACTGAGGTATAAAATGAGTGATTATATTGTTGGAAATGTATCAAATTTAATTATCCAATACGGGCAAAAATCTAATGCGGTAGCTACTGTTACTGCATATAGTGAAGAATTTGAACTTATTTATGATAATGCAAATATATTACAAATGGCTTATGATTTAGATTTTGCAGTTGGAAAACAATTAGATATAATCGGAAAAATAGTAGGCATTAGTAGAAATGTACCTTTTTCAATTCCTAAAAATTACTTTGGATTTAGCGGTCACTTAAACGCATATCCTTTCGGAAGTAAATTTAATTCAGTTGTTGCATATCCATTTAGAGGAAAATTTGAAATTCCATATTCGGATGGTCAACTAAATGACAATGATTATAGATTTTTTATCAAAGCTAAAATTATTAAAAACTATGTAACTTCAAAAAATATTGATTCAAATAATTTATCAATTCAAAATGCAGTAGATTATTTATTCAATAGTAAAGCTTATATATCAGATAATAACGACATGACAATGACTCTTTATATTGATAGCAGTTATGATAGTTCAAAACTTATATACCTTGAAAATCTAGATTTGTTACCTCGACCTCAAGGGGTTAGATATAATACTTTTGTAAGTTATCAAGACGGAATAACATTTGGCTTTAATAGTTTTAATGCTGGACTTGGTAGTAAATTTGCAACTTCTAGACCATCAAGATTTGCATATAAATTAATTTAGGAAGGAAAAATATGTTTACAAGATTTAATGGAAATGTTGTACCTTTTGCAGATGATGCAACATCAACTAATAGAACTGTATTCGGTGGAACAACTCAATCAGACCTAATTGATGATAATCTAAACGCTGATTTTAAAAAAGGTTGGGAAATTGTAGGGTTAAATGATAATCCGACTAGGGAAGATTTTAACGCAATGGGTTATACATTAGGTGCTTTAACAGCGTATCTTTATGAAATGGGGATTAGTGAATGGAATGCATCTCAAAATTATAGACTTAACTCGAGAGTAATTGGAAGTGATGGGAATTTATATAAGTCTTTAACGGGTACAAGTGGAACTCCAAACGCTGGAAATAATCCTTTAAGTGATGTTGTTAATTGGAAAAGCTTAGAAGCTGTATCTTTAACTGGCGATCAAACAATTGCTGGAATTAAAACATTTTCAAGTTTTCCAATTACTCCATCATCTGCACCGACAACAAATTATCAAGTAGCAAATAAAAAATATGTTGATGATTCAAGTACAAAATATTTGACTTACGGGTTAGGGACTTTAGCAGTAACAAATAATACTTTTGATAGTTTTTTAAGTAGTGGTTTTTATAAGCAGACTACAGGTGGAGATACTCCAGTCAGCTACTCAACAATAATGAAATTAAAGCACGCTGATGATGCCGATGCAGATATTCTATTTGTACATACTAATCTTGATGTTGTAATAAAAGCAAGAACTTCTGCGGGCGGAATTAGAAATAACTGGGTAACTTTATTGCATAGTGGCAACAACCAGCAGATAGGTGTAGATCAAACTTGGCAAGTTGTAACGGCAAGCAGAGCGTTGGGTATAACCTATACCAATAGTACGGGGAAACCAATAGTAATTACTGCAACAATTTCTGGAAATGGTGCTGGAACTACTATAATTAAAGGATTAGTAAATGGAGTAGAAATAACTAGAAGCTGGGCTTCATATGCTACATCAGGTAATGCAACAGGGGCAATGGTTACTTTTATTGTACCTACTGGAGGTACTTATTTAGTTAATTTTGTACCAGGTGGACCAACACAGACATTGTATTCTTGGTCAGAATTAAGATGACTTCAATAAGCCCTATGAAAAAATGTAATTGTTGTTTTATATCAAAAGAGTTATCTGATTGTAATTTTAATAAGAGTAACAATATATAAAAAGGAGAAATAAATGTATTACAAAAATAAAGAAAATCAACCATATTTTGAACCATCAGAAGATATAATCAAAAGAGATGGTTTAGTAAAAATAACAAAAGAAGAGTTTGAACAAATAGTTTATGAGATTAACAATCAACCTTTAACAGAAGGACAAAGAATTAATCAAATAGAAGCTAAATGTAATCGAGCAATAGAGTCATTTTATCCAATTTATAAACAGATAAATATAACTAATCTATTAACTCCATACACAGAAGAAGATAGAGAGGCTATGAAAGATTTTATAGATAGCAAACGAGCTATTTGTCACAAAGCTATTGATGATGGTACTAAAGCGGAAGACGTAGATTATAGCAATGAATCTTAATCTAATAGCTTTATTTTGCCTAGGAGCTTTTTTTAGCTTTTTGTCGTACTTGGTAACAACTTTAGAAAATAAATTATTCAAGAGGTTGGGAAAATCAAGAGCTAGTTTATGGATTATTTCAAGGGCTATTTTTTAACTATGTTATAATTACTAATATTATATAAATAGGGTTTTAAATGGATGATTTACTTACAAGAATTTTAGGCTTCTCGGGAGTCACGCTAATTGGGCTTTTAATCTGGAACTTAAAGCGAACAATAGAACAAAGAGACGTTAGGCTAGACTCAATCGAAAAAGATATTCACACGATAAAGGAAGAGCTACCAAAAGACTATGTAAGTAAAGTTGATTATAAATCAGATATTAAAGATTTAAAAAGTGGGATTGATGATATTAGACGGTATATTATGGATGATAAATTAAGGAGATAAGATGATTGGATTAGCAGGATTAGGAATCAGCTTTTTAACTGATTTAATTGGAAAATATGGAGAGCCCTTAATCGCTAAGGGAATTGAGAAAGTAACGGGAATTGATGTTACCAAAAAAGAATTAACTCAAGAAGAAAAACAAAAAATTATTGATTCTCAAATTGAGATTATGAAGATTGATTTTGAAAAGATGAAACTAGACTATCAAAACACAAACGATGCAAGAGATATGCAAAAAGTAGCATTACAACAAGATGATACATTTAGTAAAAGATATGTTTATTATCTAGCTACATTTTGGAGTTTTGTTGCAGTTGGATATATATTCTTAATTACATTTTTAACTATTCCTGAAGCTAATGTTAGATTTGCAGATACTACGCTTGGCTTTTTATTGGGAACGATAGTTGCTACTATAATAAACTATTTCTTTGGTAGTTCAAAAAGTAGTTTAGATAAAAATCAATTATTGAAAGAAAGCAAATGAATAAAAAAATATTAGAAATGATTAAAGATGTTGAATTCTCAAACAATAATTCATTATTACTACACAAAAATGATGGAGAAAATGGTTTAACATATTTTGGAATTTATGAATCAGCTCATCCAAAATGGACGGGATGGGAAATTATTAGAAGATATTTAGTAAATACACCTGATTTAAAAAAATGTTCAATCATATTATCAAATGTATCTGATTTAAATAAGTTAGTAGAAGATTTTTATAAAGTAGAATTTTATGACAAAATGAAACTTGATTTAGTTACAAGTGAAAATAAGCAATTAGAACTTATGTGCTTTGGAATTAATACTAATCCAACTAGATGTATAAAAAAGGTTCAGGAGCTTTTAGGTTTAACGATTGATGGAATTATAGGTAACAAGACAATAACAGCATTGAACTCTTTTAATGATGATTTATTTGATAAACTATTTGATGAAAAAGAAATTGAATTTTATAATAGTTTAGATGAAGCTAGATATGGAAAATTTAAAAGTGGCTGGAAAAATAGAGCTTTAAAATATTAATATTATTTTAAGAATAAAGTAATATAATAGCAATGTACCTTTTGGTATATGTCTAAACTCATTCTCTTGAATTTTTACTCTTTTAGAAAAAGGAAGTTATCTAAGATTTAGAATCTTGTAACTTCCTTTTTTTATGCACTTAGTTTCTGATAATTAACTTTTAAATCCCGTATAGCTTCAATACTCATATTATTTAATCTTGTTTCAATATTATTTATAATCTTTAAAGCTGTGTTGTAAGAAATATTTAATCTACTTAACGTTTGAACTGGAATACCTACAAGATTTGCCAATTTGCCTAATTTTCCTTTAGCACCTGATTCAATAATTAAAGCTTCAAGGTCTATGACTAACTGTTGAGCATATACAATTGTATTATTAACTTCTTCTTCATATCTTAACATTTCCATTACATCTTGATAATCAAAATAACCCCAAACAGATTGAACTAAATATTTTTTATTTTTAAATTGTTTTTCTTTGTCCTGATTTCTAGTTACTCCAAAACTTACCAACATTACCTTTTCGCTTATGTATTTTTTTTTAAAATAAAAGTATGTGTCTTCGGTTGATAATCTACGCATTTTTTAGCCTTTTTTTCTCATAATCATTTAATTTATTCTTATAATCTTCTTTTGCTTTTAACATTTCATCTTTTGCATTTTTACATTTTCTTCTAGCCATTTCTAAATATTCCATAGCTTTAGTTAAAGCTTCTTTGTCTGGATTAATAACTTTTATTTTCATAGGAATAAGCTCTCTTAACTCTTCGGTTTCAAGATTTAATTTATATCCTAAAGATGATAATGTTTTATTGGTTGTATTTTTAATATACTTCCATTTATTCAAATTGTGATTAGTTCTAAAGTTAGGATTATTCAATTTATATTTAAATCCAATCAGGAACTTAGCAAGTTTTTCAGCTCTTAATTTTTTATCATCTTCACTAATGTAGTACTTCATCAAATAAACCTTTTTCATCTTCATCTTTTGGATTTACATAGCAAATATCTGTAAAGTATTTACACTCATCTATTTCTATATCTTTTAATCTTTCGTTAAAATAATCACTATTTGGATTAAAACACATTAAACCCTTTTGCTTATTTTCTACGCAACTATCACATTTTAAGCATTTCATTTATTCCCCTTTTTTTCCCAGTAAAAATCAAATATATCATAAGCAACTTCACGCATCTTTTTAACAGTTTGATTAATCGTTTCATCACTTGTATAATTATCATTTTCATATAAAGCAATAGAATCTTTATAATATTGGATAGTTTCTTCATCACCATAATTTAACATTCCATTCTGGGTTGCTAAATATAATAAGTGAAGTCCAATTAATCCCTCAATTAATCCCTCATCTTTAGCAATTAATTTATCTAATCTATTTATTAATTTAGTGTAATTAAAATAATACATATTTGCTAAGGCTTTTGGACACTTTTCTATTTTTTTATTTATTTTGTCAATAGTTGCAATTTCATTAATAGCGTCTTCAATATCTTTACCTTTTTTAATTGCTTCTTTTTCACTATATCTATTACTAAACACTAAGCTTACATTTGTTCCATCATTCATTACTCCCGTGATACGAGAGTGTATAAAAGCTATTAAGCATTCAATTTTTACCTTCTTTTCTAATGTATCTATTAGTTTTGGAGTTGCACTCATTCTCTATGTCCTTTATTTTATTAAGTCTTTTATTGCATCATAAAACGACTTGTCTATCATTCTCTTTCTTCTTTCTCTACATATTCGTCGAATGAATCCCATTTATCTTGAACAAACTCATCAAAATCAATAGGCATATAAAATCTTTTATCTAATGACTCAACATATTCTTCATAATCTTCTTGCAACTTATCATGGTTTAATGCGTACCATTTTTTAAATGTCATTTTAATTCCTTTTCAATTACTAAAATTTTATCTACTATATCTCTAACTTTTTTACTCTTTTGTACACCCTTAAACTCAAGAATTGCATTCTTTTTATTTCCATTGTTTACTTTTAAATAAAACTTATATACTTCTAATCCAGCCTTTAAAGAGTTATAATGAATTCCTCTTTGTTCAAGGTAGTCATTCCATAGATTCTTATTTACTCCACATACACCAATGTATAAATCTTGATGATTAGCTTCATAGTTAAAGCTAGATTCACTAAAACATAAGATTGATATTAGTTTCTTATCGTTCTGACCAATGTCGCCGTATATCCTTTAATAACTGTTTATCGCCTTTAAGTTCTTGTATCTCATTCATTAATCTATCAATCTCAACATTTAAAGATAAATTATTTTCTAAATGAATGTCAAGTCTATCGTTAAGTTCAACTGCTAACTTCATAGCTTCAATTTTAGCTGTTCTTTCAACTTCTACTAACTTATGTACCCTTTTTAGTTCTTGATTATGTTTTAGGCTTTGTAAACCAAAACATATAGCTACAAATATTATTCCAACTATAACTAATTCTTTAAATAGATTATCTATATCGTTTTTCATTTATTTTTCCTTTTTATTATTAAAAAATATAAATTATGTCCAGCTACGCACTTCTTTAAACGCATCTTCTGCATTATCAAAAACATTTTCTAGCATCTCTTGCCCTCCATACATAGGAATATAATAACATTCAAATCCATTTTCTGTTTTATAAATATATCCATGTCCGTAATCAGACTCTGGATAAAAACATCTTTCATCTAACTCAAGTTGTTTTAAATCTTCTATAGCTTGTTCTTCATTTATTGACCACACTGATTGTTTATATTCTATATCCATCCTAAGCTCCTAATAATATTTAACTAAAGATTGATATTGCTTATTTAAAGTAATCAACCTTTTAATTATTTCTATTTTTTGTTGGTTAATTGTTTTCATTTTATTAATTCCTTTAAACTAATAACATCTTCAATAAATCTTAGCTTTATCTCTTTTATTTGTTGCTTGTGACTAGCTTTCAGTTCTAAAATCTTAACTTGCATATTATCTTGTATCTTTTCTAATTCTTTGATTGAATCTTGAATTTGATTATCTGTTAGATTATAAGAAATATCTCTAGATGCTAAAATATCTCTTAAAATTTTAATTGCTTTTTCCATTTTAAATATTTATTTTAAATCATCAATATCAGCCATTCCAGCTTCAATTTCTTTTAAAACCTCTAAATGTTTATTTCTAATACCTACTTTAAACTCAATCTGTTCTATATAATAAGATTGTTCAACTTTAGTCAAAATATTATCATCATTTCTTTTAACTGTATCAAGAAGAACGCTCCATTGTTGGGTTGTTCTTTCTGTGTTTAAATCTACTTTATTTGGATTCATTTATATTTCCTTTCTATATATTTCTCTATTAAACTATAAGCACAAATAAGACTTATTATTGCTATAAATGCTTCATATCCGTTCATAATTTACAACTTTCATAATCAGGTTGATAAATTTCTTCTTCTGGTTGTTCACTCCATTTTTTCCATTTGCCATAAGCACCTTTTTCTTTCCATTCTATAAATTGACTTGGGTCTTGTTTTCTACAATTAATATGTTTAAACACTTCATTATTACATTTCACATTATCATAACCCATCAATTCAGTTTCATTGATACAAAACACTTGAATATCTTGGATTGCATCAATAACTTCCTTACTATCATATATCCAAATTTCTTTTGGAAAATATT